CAGGTTACTCAGGAACTTACGCTTTAACATCTGTCCTTCTTTAGCACTACCACCCACGATCTCTCCAATCTTAGCGTCACCTGCACCATATAGGAATGCATAGATAAACGTCTTTGCTTGGTCTCTTGTCTCCAGTCCTGCTGCTTTCTGGTTCAGTGTGTGGATGTCTCCCTCTATAACAGTCTTAGCGTATGCACCTCCGTCGTAGAAAGCTAGGTAGTGGGCAAGCATTCGTAGTTCCAGTCCTGCTGCATCACACCCTACTAACTTGTATCCGTCTCCTGCTTTGAACAACTCACGACACTGCTCACCATACTCAGCACGACACGCAGGTACTTGTGCAACATTAGGATTCTGATGTGTACAACGACCAGTGACTGCACCGTTTGTGTTAACTCTTCCGTGTATCCGTCCGTTCTTTTCCAACTTCAACCACGCCTGATTACCCTCTGCTAGTTGTCCTAACCTCTTAGTGACTAACAAGTAATTACACAACACCTCAGCAAACGGATGGTCTATACTTTTCAGTACTGCTTCGTCTACCTTTGGTGTGGTTGCATCAGGTTCCTTTGGTAGTTCGTACCCTAAAGACAACAAACGCTCGGCTATCTGCTGACGACTACCGGGATTGAATGGTATCGTCTTAGTCTTGTTAGCTAACTTGACTGCATCCTTGACCAGCGTCTGTTTCAAGTTACGTATCTTCAACTGCTTCTTCAACTCCGTCTTGGTTGCAGCTGTGATAAACTCCATACCGTCCTCTCGTTCTATCTGTAAGGACCAACCACTCGGTGTCTTCATCTCTTCCGTCTTAGCAGGGAACTCTCGTTGCAGTCTGTCTAACAAACCAGCACGAACAGCAGCCAACTCTAGCTCCAACTTCTCAGCTTTAACAACGTCAAACGCAAAGCCTTTCTTCTCTTGCAGTCTCATCAGGAACGCAAACCAATGTTCAATCGCCAGCATCTCACCGCTTGGATTACCCATCATCAGATAGTCAAACAGGATTTGTGTTACGATTGTATCACGTTCGCAGTACTTCCTCATATCCTCGTTGTAACTATCGAACGCTCCGTCTTCCTCACCGTATGTCAACTTGGTCAGGTTGTTCAGTCTCAGTCCCCACGCTTTCAACGAGTGACTACCCACTAAACTTTTATCGAAGTTATTTCGTAAGAAGTCGTCGTTGCGTACATCAGGTACTATACATCTAGCCATGACCATCGTGTCCAATACTTTAACAAGCGGTGGGTGGAAGCTGTACATCTTAGAGAGAGCAGGTAGATCAAACCCGATGACGTTATGTCCGACGATTCGTTCTGCCTTAGCTAACTCCATTAGTCCGTTCTTAATACCAGCACCGTGATACGTTATCATCTTGGGTGTGGTAGGATCGTAGATAGATAGACAGTGAACCGTCTTTAAGTCACTCAGGTTCGACCAGTCCTCTATCGCATTTGTTTCTATATCAAAGAATAGTGTTTTCATAATTGTTGTATTAATGTTTTGAATGCTAACTCGCAGGTGTCTGGTACTACTCCGTTGCCCAACAACCTAAGTTCGTCCACCCTGAAGGCAGTCCCATTAGCTGACAGACCCACGCAGGATTGAGCTTCGGTGACCCTTGGTTCTTCCCACTCGTACTGTTGCTGACCGGGTCTTGCTGGGTATCTAGTCTTGCCAAGTCCCGACCCAAGCATTTCTGATTTGATTCGGTCGCTGTCCTCGCACCCTCGACATGATCGCTCGCTTGTGGTGTTGCCCAATTCTGTTTCGCTAGACCATGTACTTGTTCTCCTAAGTTGCTCTTCCCCCTGTCCCAAGACGCTGCTCGTGAGTCCTGCTCCTTTGGCGTACCCCAAGATGAACACTCGTTTTCTTTGGTGTGGTGCACCGACTTCAGACGCTGAGAATACTCCCCACGTACACGAGTAACCTCTTTCTTCCAAGTCTCCGAGGACATATTTAAGTACCGATTCTCCGTCTCCTGTTTCAGCTGAGATGATTCCTTCGACGTTTTCAAACCAAACATATCGTGGTCGCATAGCTGTAACTCCATCTGCGATCCAAGGCCACAAGTGTCGTGGGTCTTCTGTTGCTTGTCGTTTCCCTGCACTGCTGAATGGTTGGCAAGGGAACCCTGCACTGAGGATGGTAACTTTGTCACGTAGTTCTCGATACGGAAACTGCTTGAGGTCCGTGAAAACAGGACACGCATCCAAGAGTCCCGCTTCCATTTTCGTAATAAGGTTGGCAACTGCATAGGCTTCGATCTCACAGTGAGCAATGGTTCGCAGGTTTGGAATAGCTCGTTTAAGTCCGATTCCGATGCCGTCGTACCCGCTGCACAAAGAGACGTAGGTAGGAACACTAATGGTTTCTTCATTTATCATTTTGCTCTAGGAAATTTTTCATTCGGATTACGCTCCGTTCTCCAACACATATGTTTTATAGTCCTACCCTCACGCACTGCATTCCATGTTTTAATTAAATAAGCTCTTAAAACTCTAGGATTAGTCTGACTATTATTTAACCTAGTAACTATAAGTTTATTTCTCAATACTCCCACTGGATCGTCTTTATCTAAGTTAACTCCAGTCACTACTTTATCCATAAACTCATCAGCTAAAGCTGAGTGTATTAATGAAAATATGTAATGATAAGCACACACATGAGACAATGGAACTAAAGTCTTGCAAGACGGATGCGAAAACCTAGCAACGCTTTTCCTTACATTGGGGTGTTTGTTTAAGAGTTCCTGTATTCTAATGTTTGATAACTGACCTTTTGGTTCCGCTAATCCCGTTTCATTATAATAAGCATCAATTAGTCTAAGGGACGCAGCCAAAGTTACATAATTTTTCTCACCCTTTACGTGTAATGTGTCTGCGTTGGTTCGTTTCTTTCCTACATCTATGGTGTCAAAACAACTACGATCGGCTCCCTCTACTACAAAAGATTGAAAAGGAGTGTTCGATAAAACACAAGCAGCTAAACGATGTTGTCCATCTAATAAAGTATCATCGCTGAGTGTTATTGTTTCTCCATTAAGTTTCCAATTACCAGAACGCATTTCATCTGCTAATAAATTTACATGACGTTTAGCTAGTGGTCTGTTTCTTGTATTAAGTTTCAACAGTTGCTGTGCTTGTTGGGGATATATTGTTTTAATTTCTGCTTTCATTTTTATTTTTAGTTTTATTGTTTTTAGAATGGGTTGTTAGTTGTTGTATCTTCGAAGACGTTCTTGTCCTCTGTGTATCTGCCTGTTTCTGTGTCGTAATTAAGTGTGGTGCAATGTCCTGTCTGTCCGCTGAATCTATTCTTTAACACACGGACTCGTGTCTCGTTAGATGTAGTCTCAGCTTGTTGGTTACGTTCCAGTCCTATCACCATGTCCGACAGCTGTGCTATAGCCTGTGATCCACGTAGATGGTGCAGACTTACTCGTCCTCCCTCTTCGTGACCACTATCCACTCGCTTCAAGTGACTGACCAACACCATACCACACCCTGTCTCTTCAACAAGACTCCTAAGCTTGGTCATCGTGTTATCAATCAATCGTCGTTCGTCATCTCCTGCTATACCACTGACAACAATGCTTAGGTGATCCAAGAATATCCATTTACAATCGAATCCTTTTATCAGATAACGTATCTTACCCAGCAGGTTGTCACTGTCCATACTTCCGAAGTGATCGTAGGTGTAGAACTTTCCGTTCCCTACTGTCTCTTCGAATGCAGGACGTAACGCTTCCGTATCTAGTTGTTCGTCTTCTAGATGTAATGGTTTATTCAGATGGATGCCCATGATACCAAGAGCTGTACGCCTGACGGATTCCTCCAGTGCTATATAACCTACCGTCTCGCCAAGACCTAGCAGGTGATGAGCAACCTCACGGCAGAAAAGAGACTTTCCTATTCCACTACCCGCGCATACCGTAACTAATTCTCCTAGTCTCATGCCGTGGGTCAACTCGTTTAAACTATAGTACGGGTACGGTACTGCTTTGTGTTCTTCAGTATTACTTACCAACTCCCACAAGTCCTTACCGTTTACGATTCCGTCAGGTCTGTACTCTCTTGCTTCATAAAGACACGACACCAACTCTTTCGACTTACCACCTGTCAACATATCAGACGGGTCCTTCAGTGGTAGCTCTGCGATGTGTGCTTTGCCGGGTGTCAGGAGTGCTGCACATTCAGCTGCTCCCTTCCGTCCGACATCATCCATATCAAAACAGAACACCACTTTCTCGAACCGTTCCAACCAGTCGATAGCTTGTGCCACGTGTTTCTTTGCAGCACTTGCTCCGTTCGGTACGCTGACCACTGGCCATCTGTTATCCATAGCCTGTGACGCACTCAACGCATCTATCTCTCCTTCAACTACAACGACACGACGTCCTCCTTCTTTCCACAGGTGCTGACCGTATAGTCCGACCAACTCACCACGAACACTGAAGTTCTTGTTAGCGTATCGTATCTTCTGAGCTACAGGCTTACCGTCTCGTGTCTTATAGTTAGCTATCTGAACATCTTCACCATTCAAACGACCGACCCAGTAGCCCCACTTACGACACGTTTCCAAGGTTAGGTTGCGTCGTGGTATCGCTTTGGGTTCGCCAGTTAAGAACTCTCTCGGTGCTGGTTCGCTCACTCGTCCTCCTTGTCCACTATAATTTTGACACACGAAACAATAGGTGCTTCCGTCATCGTTGGTAGCTGCTCCGTCACTTGACCCGCACTTGCTACAGGGTTGGTGCGTTTCTGTGAAAGCCATGACTTTGGTATGATTTTATCTGCATATGTTATTCCTTTCTTTTCGCACCAACGAGCGTAAGTGGTGTCGCTTCCCTTCCGTATCTTGTTCGCAGCGTTCATAAACACCAATCTAATATCTAGGTGTGGATGTTGCTCACGTACTAACAGATGTTTAGTCCTGTCCTCGACCGTCCAAACTCCCTTTGCCTCGATGATAATACCATTAGGCAGGATGAAGTCTGGTGTGTAGGTTGATACTTTTTGATACTCTATCTTTAGTGTCTCGTATTCAAAGTCGACACCACTACGCTGTAATTGGTTAGCTAATTTAGATTCGAAACCTGAACGATAACGGTTATTAGAAGTTCGCTGTGACTTCTGTCTCGCTCGTTTCTTCCGCATCGAATACTTGGTCTAGGGTTTCTCCTCCGTTAGCAATGAATCCTTCTTCACTGGTAAATCCGAATGCGTCAGCACTCCTGCTGTTTACACCTGACTCAGCTAGTTCTAACACTTGTGCTGCAACAGGTTCAAGCTTAACACCAAATCCAATAGCAGGTACATAATAGAACCGAGGACGAAACGCTAGGTTGATCTTTGAACCACCAAGAACTAACACATCTTCAGGCAACGGCTTACCCTGTGCATCAAACAACGCAACAGATAACTTATACTCACTACCATCTTTGCGTTTACCTCCAGCATCTACTTTAGTTTTAACAATGATACCATCTTCGTCTTCGTTGATAGGTATGTCACGCTGCATGATCTTCTTACCTTCGTGCTGTTGCTGTACAGCTTGTAACTCTTCTTCGTACAACGGACGTAGTGTATTCTTCAGCATCTCAGCTTGATCTTTATCAATAACTAA